AGGAAAAAAAATTGATTTAGATAAAACTAATTTAGGTGCATATGATGTTGATATGGACGATGATAATGATGAGTTTTATTCTCAAAAATATTCGGCTGAAGATTTAAAGGCCGCAATTGCAACATTAAAACCAGGTTATAAAGGTGTGTTTACAAAATACTATCTAGAAGATAAACCACATCAACAAGTAGCAGACGAATTAGGAATAAATATTGGTACTTCAAAATCAAACTCATTTAAAGCCAAGAAAAAAGTTTTGGATTATCTTAAAAATTTAAAAAGGGACTAAGTTGTCCCTTTTTTTTGGTCGACATTAAATTGCTGTCTACTCCACCACCTTGTTTTTCTAAACAAGGAAACTAACTAAAATCTGTTGAGGATGAAATCCTTAAATCATCTATATAAGTATCGTAATATCTACTTTTATCAATCCAAGGTATTCTGTGTGATGGATTTTCTTCGTCGTACTTTTGAACATCCCACCCATCAACACACCAAGTGTATGCCATTTCTAAAAACTCGTCTGGTGAAATTTCTTCACCATATTCATCAATTACTCGTCCACTACGAACAAATGTTTCAAGAGATGTCTTATCCTGATAATACTTATTCTTATGAAAGTTCCAACAAAACTTCCACCCCATACTTCGTTTACCTAAATGTATTTGTAAGTCTTCTGTAAATTCATCCCAAGGTGATCGGTTAGTCCATTCATCTGGACCACCACCAATATTAAATCCACAATTAACAGAACTAGGGTTTAAATCCATTTGTCTAATTCTGGTTTGTAATCTATTTTTTCTTTGTTCTAACTCTTTTTCTGTTGGTATTCTATAAAAATTTGTACCCATAAATTAATTATTTAGTAACTAAAGCTTCTATTTTACTTCTTACCTGGTCTACCATAGTGAACTCAACACTTGAGGTTACAACAACGGAATCTCTTAATATTTTAAAAGGTATATTGATTAAAAAAGTATCTCCATTAAAAAACGATAAGTTCTGGTCTAACTCTAGTGATGCGTGAATCATTTTTAAGAACAATTTAAATTGTATTGCATCAACAAATGTTTCATTTAGTAATTCACCCATTGTCTCGTGGATGATTCTAATATTGTGTCCTTGTTTATTCATAGGACAAATATATAACATTATTTGATATAAAACAAAAAATCCCAAATATTTTTTTTATAAAATCTGGGATTTTTTTTTGTTAAACCTCTAAAATGTGAAAGGGGGTTATAGTTTTTTTGTGTATTATAAATATATATTAATTTTTAAAAAATCAATTATTTTAAAACTTTTTTAATAATTTTTTCTAATTGTGTGTTATTTTTATTTAAAGGTAGATTTTCTAAACTAAAATAACCACATTCACTATGTTCAAAACCATCTTGGGCGTTTTCTAAATCTGGTATTAATTCTTTTTTTGATTCCAAGTAATATACAAATATTAACCCACGTTTTGTTTTACCATCTTGTTTGTATTTATTTATTAAACCAATCAAATCTAGTTTTTTTGGTAATTGGATATCTGTTTCTTCTTTAAACTCTCTCAACGCGGCTTCTAATGGTATTTCACCACTTTCAATTTTCCCTGAAGGTATTGACCATTGTCCTGGTAAAGTTTCTTCTTTTGATCTTTTACAAAGAAGTACTTTATTTTTATGTTTTACTAAAACACCAGAATATCTTTTAAATTCACCCATAGTATAATATTTATATAAATATGAAGATAATAATAAATAACAATATATATTCAGTAAAACCCGTTGTTGCTAGTAAAGACATTATGGAAGGTATGATGAATAAAAAATTTCAATCAGACTATGATGGTATGTTGTTTTTAATGAAAGAAAGTGAAAATAGTTTTTGGATGAAAAACTGTATAACTAACTTGGACATTATCCACATCAATGAAGACTACATAACTGGTATTCACCACAATTGTAAACCTTGTATAACCGAAGATTGTAATAGGTATAAAGGTTACGGTGATTTAGTTTTGGAAATCTCTGGTGGTGACTGTAAAAAATTCAACATCAAAGTTGGTGACCAAGTCAAATTTATTTAGTTTGATGATTCTAATTTTTGAATGTGATGTTGTAAGTACCACATAGCTTTTTTCAAATCCTCTAACTCTTTTTTGGGGTCTTTCTTTCCAGCTCTAGAAATATATTTTACGGTGTTTCCTAACGCAAAATTTAATTCCCAAGCGTCAATAACTTTAATAGCTTCGTAAGGGTTGCTTTCACCGCCATAATGTTGGGGATGATTTACGTGTTCTTTTGATTGTGACATATTATTTTTATTATTAGATTGTTTCTGAGCCCAAAATACACCGTCAATATAATAGGTGTGAAAACCTTGCCAGTTAAATTCTGTAACAACTTCATTAACATCTGGAGTTGGGTCTTTGGATGAATTAAAGTCATCAATATAAATTATACCATTATCATTTATTTTTTGATAGGTATTAAGTATGTCACCTAAAACATAGTCTCTGAAGTGGGCGCCGTCTATTTCTACAAAATCAAAATTAAATGGGTAGTTACTCAAAACTCTTGGGACCATATCTAATGAATCTCCCTTAAAAAGTTCTATCTGAATGTTATATTCTTTTGCATAATTTTTCAAAATTAAGTAATTGTGTTCCGTACACTCATACTTACAAATATCAAAAAGAAAAATAACAATTTTTTCTGAATTAAAACCTGGGTCTTTTTCAATAATTTCAACTAAAGTATTAACAATTAATAAAGTTGAGTGTCCGGCATTAACTCCAATTTCAATAATGTTTCTTGGTTTATGTTGTCTAATTAAGTCAACAAGTGTGTACTGTCTTTCTGGATACCAAGAGATATTTCCTTCTCCATTATCCAACATTCCTGTCAATAATTCCATAAAATATTAAGATTGTTTTTTTGGTTTTTCTTTTTGAATTTTGTTAAAAAATTTTCTAACTTCTTTCCCAAGTTCAATATCGTTTGGGTATTTCTCAATCATATCTTTAATCAAGTCAATAGATATTTGTGCCATAATTTAAATGTTTAATGATTCTTTTGTTTTTTTGTAGTTCTCTAAAATTTGTTTTTGGTCAATGTAAGAGATTAACTTTCTTTTAAACATAGGTAAAAGAGTTTCATTAATTGGAAAATCACCTCTTGAAACCATTTCAATAATGGGTAATTTCTTACTTTCTTCCAAATCAATTTTGGTAAAATTAGTAATTAACTTTGAAATTGACAAATTATTTTTCTCATTTTCAGAAATTAAACTAACAAATACCTTACTTTCTGGGGATCCTTTAGCCGCTGGTTTCTTTTCGTACTCCCAAATATATGTTTTTTCACTTGTATTAAAATAAAAATATCCTTTATTCAGTAAAATATTTTTAGTGTTTTTTTTCATCTTTAAATTTACACAATCATATACTGTTTCCCAAACAGATTTGGCAATATTAAAGTATTCATAAATTCTAGGTGTTGAGTACGATAAAATTTTTATAAATTCTTCATACTCGTCGTGAGACATTTCTGGTACGTCTTTGATTTTTAAATCTTTTACCAAAAGTTCATCGTCAACAGATGAAAACTTCTTATCTGTATACAATAATTTTTTGTCTTTAACAAGGGTTTGGACATTTGCAAGATGTAAAGATAATTCAATAAAACCTGGATATAATTCTAGATTATCTAGTTTCTCACCCATTTTTTGAAAATATGATAAAAGTTTGTATTCCTTATGCTCTCTGTCAATTGGTTTTTCAAACATCCAGTCGGTGTTCATTAAAAATTCTATTTTCTTTTTTCTTCCCATCTGACATAATTATAAACATTTAATATAATCAGTAAATATTAATTATATTGCATCACAATATATCTAGTTCCATTTACAGTAAATTCATCATAATTATTATTAGAACTATTAAGTGCATCACCATAATCGTAATCTCTTCCTAAATCATCTCTTAATTCATCTTCGTCAATAAAATCTTTATAGTTGTCATATCCCATATCTTGTAAAAATGTAAGTGGGTCATCTTCAATACTCTCAAGATAATCATCAACTGCTTGTTCAATAGAGTCTTCATCTGGATCACCATCTGGATTGTCTTTTATTTCTTCTATTTCATAATCAATATCTGAAATTCTTTCATCTCTAGCTTCTTGATGTTCGTCCGTATCTTCATCATCATATATTTGATGTGGTGGTACTACTTGCCCATCTTCATATAAAACCCAACCACTTCCTTCATTTTTATATTCAAATCTATTACCTTCGGCGTCTTCAAAATCAAAAACATTTCCTTCTTCTCTGGTTGGTAATTGAATTGGGGCTCTTACTCCCTCATTTTCATAAACCCACTTTTCCATTTCAAGTAACCAAATTTCTTCTTCTTGGTCATCACTTAATTGTTTTTCAACACCATAAGAATCTGGAGATTCTCTTACCCATTCCTCAACAGCGTATTCAAACTCATCTCTCACTTTTCTCCCATCAATATAGTTTGATAAATGCCTAGTGTCAAACATATTTTCCGCGTCGTTTATCATCTCATCTATGTACTCCTCTAAACTTCTATCGGC